ATCTCAGGTTGAGTACTATGGTACTTGCCCCGGCATGACATCATTCAAATCTGATGTCAAAGTTACTCCTATTAGTGAGCATGTCACGGATGTCATGGATAGTCCTAATATATATGGACCACCCATTCAGTTTCCGCAATATGTTGGCTGGCAGGAATGCTTGGCAAATTTGTCAAACCCCGCGAAACCGTATAGCACTGATTTACTTAATGCTGCTGTTCGGGATTATAAGGAAGATCTATTACCCATTTTCAAAAATCCTATATGGAATGACGCTAGACCACTCACTGATCAAGAAAATCTATGTGGTGTGCCCGGCAAGAAATTTATTGATGCGATCAAACTAGATACATCAATGGGTTTTCCTTTGAATGGCAAGAAGAGACGCTTTGTTACAGAGCTTCCACCTACGCCCGACAATCCTAATAATCGAATTTTTGATCCCATGATTATGGAGGAGATTGAACGATGTGAAAATTGTTATCGTAGAGGTGAGCGTGCTTATCCTATTGCCAAAGCTTGTAAAAAGGACGAAGTTTTATCAAAACCTAAGTGTCGAATTTTCTATGGCAATGCACTTCCTTTGACGTATTTAGTACGTAAGTATTATTTACCGATTTTACGTGTATTGCAAATGAATCCTTTGAAAGCAGAAAGTGCTGTTGGCATTAATTGTCACGGCCCTGAATGGGAGGAACTCCACCAACATATTTTTAAACATGGTGAAGAGCATCTCATAGGAGGAGACTATGGAAAGTACGACCAGAAAATTCCATCCCAACTTATCTTTGCTGCTTTGCGCATTCTCATTGATTTTGCAAGAGAGTGTGATTATAGTGAAGAGGATATTAGTGTTATGGAGGCTATGACTGGCGATTTAGTTTATGCCGTTGTAGCTTTCAATGGGGACTTGATTGGTTTTATTACTGGTACTCATATCAGTGGTAACTCCTTGACTGCCAAATTGAATGGAATTTGTGGTGCACTTAATATGCGTTGTTATTTTTACGCAAACCACCCTTTTGATAAATTCGAGGAAAGAAAACGATTCCGAGATTATGTCGCTTTGATGACTTATGGCGATGATAATATCGGAACAAAGAAAAAGGAATTGGACAATTTTACTATTAAAGGTTTCTCTGAGTTTCTTGCTGGTTATGGTCAGATATATACCATGCCAGATAAGGAAAGTGAATTATTAGATTACTTACCCGCTGAAGATTTTGAATTTTTAAAGCGGAAAAGTGTTTTTATTCCAGAGATAGGGTGCCACGTAGGCGCTCTAGTTGACAAATCCTGCGAAAAAATGCTACATTGTTTCATGCGTGGAAAAGGTGCTC